TAATGCTACTGTTGTCCAAGTCATATTATTCCCCTTTAATTTCCAGCGTTTTCAATTTATTAGAAGAATCAAACAACGCGAATTCATCTGGTTCAATCAATTCTTTTTCCAATTTGTCCAAGTCGGTTTCTGCACTGTTGTGGAATGTGATCCCAATGGCATCAGTCACTGATAGCGTCACCCGCTTTGTGCCGGGCTTACTTTGCACAATGTCTCCAGCGTATAAGTGCTTCATGCCGCCCTCTGTCCATGCAATTATTTCACCTTTGGCGCACAAAAAGAAGTGATCTTTCTTGTGTACCTTACCAACAATCAATGTGCCTGCTGGTCGGGTTAACTTTCTTGCATACATCCCTGCATGGAAATAATGTTCTGTCTGCATGGCATCAGCCGCCAATTGCAAATCTGCTCTTGGCATCTGCGACATTTCCATTTGCAGTCTTTCAATCTGCTCACGGCTAGGCACATTATTTAAAATCAGGTCGTTCATTGGTTGTAATATGGCACTTTGTAAGCCACGCCATTCACAGTAATGTTGATGAACCCCACAGGGTTTGCAGGCAATGTTCCTGACCCTGCCGTGGCAGTAGTCGCACTGGTGAAGTTCAACAAGTTAATGAAGAACTGTTGCCACGCCCTTGTTGGTCTTTTGGTTTGTGCGTCCAAAAACTCAGATTGTGGGTATGGTTGGGTTTGAATTACTGGAAGCAATGCCATCAGTTTTCCCCTACGCTAGATTTCAAGTTGGCAGAAATGATGACCGCTTTAACAGGGTCAGAAATTGAAACTTCAAACACACGATCCCGCGCTGTACCCAACCGCCGCCAGATGGCACGGTTTGCATACTTACCAATCAGGCCAATGGTAGTCCAATGTTCGTTTGACCAAGTAGAACCGCCATTGTCTGACCACCGCAGCATGGCTTGAGGGTTTTCCCCTTGTCCTGTGGGCAAGCCAACACCGGGCTGGAACTGAATCTGCAATTCATCAAAATATTCCCGCTGAAAGTCTGCCACCAAATGCGGGGCGCGGCGCAAACGCCTAACGTGCTGACCATCATCTGTGTAATTCAACTTGTCAAGTTTGTAAATCTTGCCGTTGGAGTAATCCCCAACCATTACCAAACCTTGAAATTCCGCGCAGCAATTGCCCCGCGCACGTTCATATTGACCTAAGTTGTTTGTGTACAACCACTTATGCCACATACCTGACGCAATGTCATAAGCCCATGTCAGGTTAATTGATGGGAAGCTGATAACGTAAACTTCGTGGCCCTCCAATTGGTAAGTCCAGCCAACAGCATCGCTAATCACTTGGTTTGTCAAAGAGTTTTCAACTGCGTGGGTGGAAATCCTTGTGGGTACATAGCCATTCATTTGCACAATTTGGGCTTGCCCTCTAATGTTTCGGCTTAAATATGCAAAGGAATTGCCAAGTCGCGCAACGCTAAATGCGGCTGCAATGCCGTGCTGGGTAGATGTGCCGGGGATTCTTTGAAACGGGAAAGGGCTTGTGCCTGCATCAATCCACACCTCACTAGAAACCTCACCCAGCAAATAAACTTCACGGTGGTCAACAATTAATGAAACTAAGTCATCAGGCGCGCCGTCTTTGCTGGCAAAACTCAATGCTGGCGAAATAGGCGACAAAGCCGCAGATGCACCAAACTGCTGAGTATCAGGGCGGTTATACACAAAATAGTTGTCCACAATGTCAACAGAAGTGGCGCTAGTGAATGCCCCGTCAGTGCTTGGTAACACCGACCAATTTAGGCCATACAGCGTCCTAGAAGTGACTGTTTGGGAATTGTTGACCGTGTATGTTCCAACGCCGCCTGTGCCTGTTCCAAGCGCTGTGATGATGGTTTGTGCGGTAACTGTTGACCCTTGGATGGTCTGCCCAACAACCAAAGTTCCGCTAGTTACCGCAGACACTGTTAGGGTTGTCCCTGCTATTGCCCCAGTAACAACCGCACCCACTGTAGCGCTGTTCATTTGTGTGGATGCTACTGATTGACTTTGGTTGATAGTGTAAGTACCAATACCGCCAGTTCCAGTACCCAAGGCAGTAATGACGGTGGCTTGGGTTACGTTTACGCCAAACAGCGCCTGATTGATGGCAATTGTTCCATTGGTGATTGCGGTGACCGTCAAGGTTGTTCCACTGATTGAGCCAGTAAAAACCGCAGCAGATGGGCTAGAAATGCGCCATGTGTAGCGATTCTGACCGTCAACAATGTACACATTCACGCCGTTGTCAGTAATGCCAACAATACCCGTAGAAGTGTTTAATTGACCCACCATTGTTGTGGTGTAGGTGGAAGTCAAAGCATAGACATACGGGCCACAGACTGCCACCAAAATGTCGCCGCCTGACAGGGTACGCATTCCCCTGATTTCCTCTTGATTTTCAAACAAGACTAACGCAGTCAGCCCCGGCGTTGGGTAAAGCGCCACCACCCCGCGTTCACCCTGCTGTTTCAGCGGGTCAATCTCAGGCACAAAGTTGATGCACTCTTGGGCATCTTGGTAAATACTAGGCGCTTCGTAAGATGGGCCAACAAAGCCAAAGTCTGCCATTATCTAAAGCCCCCGTCCATGATAAAGCCAGCGTCTTTAGCCCGTCCAACCATCAAAGCATCAGGATAGCGCGACACTTGTGCTGGGCGCATATTGGTGCGCTTAATCGTAGCTTTTGCTTGACCAGCAAAGGCGTTAATCATTGTGATTTGGGCAGTAGAAGCCTTGCCATACATAGGCATCATGCGTTCAGCCAAGCACCACCGCAGCGCCATGTTGTAGCCTTGTGGCAGCGCGATTGTGTCGTACAGCGAACCAAATGTGCGGAAAATCGTGCTGGCAAACAAGTGAAGTTCACCAGATGATGGGTTAGGGAAGACATACAACGTTCCCAGATTTTCGCTGGGTTGGTAGTAAATCATCTTTGCCCACGGGCCGTTTAATTGCTTGATGCCCAAGGATTGATATTCTTCCAAACTCAGAATTGCCACAGGGTAATCCAAATACCCACCAGCTATGTTTGAGCCGCCTTGCTGCGTAGCAACCCGCACAAACGCTGATTCAATGGTCAAAGGGCGTTCATAGTAGGCAGTGATTGTGGTGCTTGCCACGGTCTGGGAAATGCTGACAGTGTATGTGCCGCCCTCATTGACGTTACCACCAGCGCCAGTGCCAAAGCCCACAATCGTTGTGCCTGCTGCGATGCCTGTGCCAGTAATGGTCATGCCCATTGTGATAGCGCCAGAAATTACGCCATCCACAGGAACGGTCAAAGTTGTGCCTGCAATTGAACCTGTAAAGGATGCCCCCACCGACCCAGACGGGCCAAGGGTGTATTGCACGGTATTTTGAACAGTCTGAAAAATGATTTCGGTCTTGTAGAAAACCATCATGTTTTCATTTGACCACTGGGCGCACATATCGTTCAACAGATCAAATGCGTCTTGGGCATCATCCGCTGATGGCGATTCACCAGCCGCCAATGCACCAATATCTTTAAGCGCCCTGCTGATAATGTCGTAAGGAGTCGTCATTTATTACACCTTTGGCACAAATTTCTGTGGTAACCAAGGGGCAACAACAACTCCATTCCCTTGCAGGGACGCTAGTTGTTCCTCTAATCGTGATTTTATAAGGTTTATTCCGTTTTGGGTAGTCTCATTTTCAATCCATGATGCCACATCAGTTTCGGTCACTTCGCTAAAGGGCTTCTTCAGGATTTTGTCGCTAAACCACCAATTGCCCTCAGTTTCCACTTTTTCGCCTGTGTCAGTTTCTGCGGTCACATGATATTTGGCGTGGGTGATTACGTCATCAGCAGCAGAGACTTCTAAAATTTTCCAAAGAAATGTTGTCATGGCATATCCGCTTTTGGCATAGCCGCTTTGATTGCGTCAGCAGTTGTTGCCGCATCAATAGCAGTCTGCATAGTGGCATACTTGTCACGCACAGCTTGCCTTGCCGCTTCTGCCGCTGTTGCTTCAGAGGGAATGGTTGCCTTGATGTCCAATGGCGCAAACTCAGCAGATCGTGCTGTGCGTCTAGCATCATGGGCTATGTTCTTTGCTTTGTCGATGTTGATGGTAATCATTCTGAAAACTCCCATGCTGATCTGAATGTGCGGTCTGATGGAATGTCAGCCACATCAACTATCTTGTAGGGTTTGCCTTCAGGAACATCCTTGGCGGCAATTTCCTCAATGGTTAAACCGCACTCAGCGGCTGGAACAATGACTGCTACGCCATCGTCTGTTGGGTAAATGATTCTTTGATTCATGGTTTCTCCTTAACGGAAAATAGCAATGTACACATCGGTCGGGTCACCAGCATTAAAATTATAAGATGAGTTACTTCCGTTTATGTAAAAAGTACCCGGGTTATAAGAAGTAGTTAAAACAGATTGTGCTGTATTTCCTGCTTGAGCAATGTTGTAGTTTATAAGTGCGGCACGTACTTGAGGAGAATAGCTTGTGTCAGGCAACGCTGTTGTAAAGTTCACCGTGTAGTTACCCGTGCCGTTATCAGTAATGCTCGTCACATTACCACTTGCACGAATAGCCACTGTCCCTGTGCCATTGAAGTTCACCCAAGCACGACAACCATAAGCAGTAGCAACAGAGCCGTAGCCTGAGTTGAATTGCAGATTGGCACTAGAGTCAAGACGCATAGATTCCACGCCACCCTCAGAAAAAGCAATGGTGTCAGCCGCAGGGAAGAAGATACCTGTGTTTGCATCTGTTCCCCTGATAGCAGGGGTTGCGGCAGAACCGTCAATATCGGATACGCCATTAGTGCCTGAAAGAATTAGAGTCATTCTGTCACCTCATCTGCTGGCAAAGGTTCATTACCTTCAGCCTTCCAAAGAAGAAAGGCTTGGTAGTCGGTGTTGTCTGCACCAATAGTGATATACGCACCGTCAGCAATACGCTGGACAATAGTTTCAGAGATTTCGTTTTTAGATGTAAGAGTTTGTTTATACATTACAGCTCCGAAGAAGAAGACCACGAAAACGCAAATTCACCGCCGCTGCTTTTATACGACCAGAATGAATCAATTCCAGAGTACTCAACAGACGTTGGAGCAATAGTGCCGCCGTATGGAGAAGTGCCTGTTGTCACCGTAGCGCCAGTAGCACGTTTAGAAACATGATACGAAGTAGCCATTGTTACCCCGCTACCGCCAGCAATGTATATCTTTGTAGCGCCAACTTCATAATACCTCTGACACAAAGCCAACTCAGTCCCATAAGGTCTGTAATCAAATGACGTTGCTGTTGAGCCTTTTTCTAGCTGTACGCCTGTGATGTAGAAAGTTGCGCCGTTTGTGGCGATCCATTGAGTAGAACCGCTTGTATTCATTTCAAGCGAAGCGTTCCACACGTTTGCTGTTGCGTTAAACGATGAACCAGCGCCTAACGTAAACCAAAGGCCAATACCAATATTACTGTCTGTAGCCCAAGTTCCTGATGTGTCGCCAGCAATAGTTACTGTTTTTTGTTCCCATGTGTTCGCTGCGTTGATTGTGTAAGTAGAGACCAAGCTCCTTGTATCACCATTATTTCCAACAAATAGTGCATATATTCCAGTAACGCTTGAACGAACCCAAAACGACAACGCCACTGTTTGAGCATTTGCAGTTCCCCAACCAAGATCGGCGGCATTAAAACCTTCTATAGCCTGACCCCAAATATAGTAGTCAGTAGAAGCAATGGAAGAATCAGCAGTTGTTACAGTCAATAAAACACTGTTCGTAAATCCTGCTGGTACTGTCGTACTTCTTTGTTGCGTATAAACACCGCCGCCACTTGCTTGACCTTTCCAACGATCAACGCCAAAAGTATTTGTGCCAGAGTTAACCGTTACACTAGCCCCCGCATTTCTTTGGTCAATCACCATTGCGGAATTTATGAGCCGGTTCTTGAAGCCCATTGATGACGCAGAATTAAACTGCCCATCAAGGGTGATTCCCGTTGTGCCTGAAATCGCTATGGTCATGCTGTCACCTTGGGATATTTTGCTTTGACTGCTTGGCAATCAGCAATGTACTTGTCAATCTGCGCTTGATCGCCTTTGACTACGCCATCAAGATAGTCTGTGATTGGTGGGTATTCTGATGCTCGTTTGGCTTTGTATGCGTTGGGGTCAACCCAAGAATTAACTGCCACTATGTCAATATTTACTTTGTTGCCATCTTTGTCAAATGCACCTGTGCCATCGTCAACAGTGACAACATTTGGATAGAGTGCATAAATTGCATTGTGATTCATGCCGCAATCTCCATGACTGTTATTGTTGAAACAGGTCGTGCAGACACATTCGCATCTGTATCATTTGGAGTTCTATTAACAGAAACTCCATTGTTATAACCTCTTACTTGAATTTTATAAGTTACAGAGGATGTTGTTGAAGGACTGTCTAAATAATTAACATTTAAAGATGTAACTCTATTGCTATCTCCTGCTGCTCCAGCAGCACTAGCAACAAATCTACTTCCACTTGCTGTGCCAATACCAATTGCAGTTGAATCTCTTACAATTTGAAAGCCAGTTGGTTCTCCACTTGCGGCTTGATGAACTGAAGCTAAAATTAATATTTTACTTGTTGATGATGTTGGAGTAATTGTTACTGACAATCCTGTAACGTCAACATAAGTATTTGTTGATGCTGTTGTAAATGTATCTGTCTTGGTTGTGCTTACAACTTGCAACACAGTTCCTGCTGTCTTATTTGTAAGAATAGTTCCTGTCAGTGTTGGAAGTGTCAGCGTGTAATTGCTGTTTGTATTAGGTGCGGCAATGGTCAGCGTACCAGTACCGCTTGCATTTCCTGAAATTGCTACTTGGGACATTTCTTTCCTTTAAACAACAGTCCAAACAGAACCAGTTGAAACTGTGACAGTAATTCCTGTGTTAACAGAAACAGTTCCCGCACTCATTCCATTGTTGCCAGCCGCAATTGTGTAGTTGGCAGATACAGTTTGCGAATTAATCACAATGCCATTGCTGCTGATCTGTGCTGGCGCTGTTAATTCACCTGTGCTTGGGTTGTATTGCAATTTGGTAGATGACACATATTCTGTGCTGACCGTGCCTGTGGTGGCATCTGCAAACAATGGATAACGTGTGGCATTTGTCGTTGTGTCATCCGATATGGTGACTGCTGTGCCTGCTGTTGCCCATGTAAACGCTGACCCACTCCATGTAAGCGCCGTGCTTGCAATGGTTGGCGCAGTAATAAATGAAGTTGTTCCAACACCTGTTTGAAAAGGAATCTGATTAGCCGTGCCGCCTGCAATGTTGGTTGCTGTTGTTGCGCTAGTCGCTGTTGCCGCGTTACCGCCAATTGACAAACTGGTTGCTGTCCCTGTCAAGCCTGTACCCGCACCGCTAAATGATGTGGATGTAAAAACGCCCGTGGAGGGATTGAATTGCAGCTTTGTAGAACTTACAAACTCAGTTGTCAGATTGCCCGTGGTTTGATCAGCATACAACGGGTATCGCGTTGCATTGGTGGTTGTGTCATCAGTGACGGTGGCGTAACTTGATGGGGTTACCCATGTGGGTGCGCTTGATCCATTGGATTGAAGAACTTGACCATTTGTGCCTGTTGACCCATTAACAGCCAATGTGCTTGTCAGCGACAAAGTTGTGAAATATCCAGCGGCGGCAGTTGTTGCACCGATAGACATATTGTTAATTGTGCCAATAGAAGTTGGGGCAATTTCAACTGAATTAACGCCTGTGGGCTTTATATGGACATGACCCGTCCCCGTTGGGCTAATGTCAATCTGTGCATTTGTTCCATTGATATTGGTGGAAACACTTAATGTAAGGTTATCACCACCACCAGCACCCCAAGACAATTGACTTGTACCGCCTGAATTACGCAAAGCCCCGCCAGCACTTGTTGCAGCCTCAAAAAATGGGCCAACAAACTTTGTCGTTGCGGTGATGGTCGTGCCTCTAACCGTGTTGGCAGTTGTCCCGCCAATTGCTGGCGGCGCAGACAAATCCAATGTGCCGCCCAAGGTCAGGCTTCCAGAACTGGTAACAGTGCCACTAAGGGAAATCCCTGAAACCGTGCCTGTACCACTAACAGATGTAACCGTGCCTGTGGTTGGTGTTGCCCATGAGGGAACGCCTGAAGCCAAGGTCAAAACCTGACCATTTGACCCAGCCGCCAAGAATGTTGTGGTGCTTGGCGCTGATTGGTAGGGTACTGATCCTGATGCCCCGCCAGCCAAATTAGTGGCGGTTGTGGCGCTTGTTGCACTGGTGGCAGTAGCTGCGTTACCCCCAATGGATAAACCGCTTGCAGTGCCTGTTAAATTTGTTCCTGCGCCGCTGAAATAGGTGTTTGCTGTGACCACTGTGCCAGTAACTGCCGCAGCAGTTGACCCGCCAATGGTTGTGCCATCAATTGTGCCGCCCGTAATTGCTACCGAATTGGCGTTTTGGGTGGACATTGTGCCAAGCCCAGAAACTTGCGTATTGGCAATTGCAATCGCGGTATTGGTAACTGATGTGACCTGACCTGATGCGTTGGTGACAAATACAGGCACAGCAGACGCAGAACCATATGTTCCAGCAGTACCCACGGGGGTAATGCTGAAAACTGTGCCAGTTAAAGTTAAACCAGTGCCTGCGGTATAAATTGCTGAAACCGTGAAATTTGACCAATTGATGGCGGTAACGCCCAGTGTGCCGCCGGGCTGCGCCGTAGAATACCAAGCCGAATCAGCTTGCGTTCCTGACACAATAAAAATAATTGCGCCAACGTATTCATCCCATGTATCAGCGCCAATGCTTCGCGTCCAAGGGCCAGATGAAACCACATAAATGCCATTGTCTGCCGCATTGGTTTGGTTTTTAACTAAAACCGTGTTGCCAGCCACCAATGAAACAGTGTCAACCGTTTGCAATCCTGACAAACTTGCAATATTTACAGTCGATGCGGCATTTGCTGGTTGTTTCCAGCTTAACCCAGCAGCAAAATAATCCACATATTGCTTATTGACAATATCGGTAGGGCTACTTGGTGCGCTTGCAATCGTGCCTGTGGTGGTCGCAATATTGGTGAAAACCCCAGTAGACGGGGTAATTGCGCCAATTGTGGTGCTGTTGATGGTGCTGTTTGTGATATTTAGACCCGATTGATTGGGGTCAATAATCGGATAAAAAGGCGTACCCGCTGGCCCAATCAGCGAAATCAATGCAAATGTCGGTTCAGGCTGAAATATCCCCTGAACTGGGACAATGTTTATGGTTTGGGTTACGGCGGCTTCATTTGCCATATCAAACCCTTAATCAGCTTGTGCAGCAGTGATATACAGCGTGTTTGTGCTTGAACTGATGGCTTTAATGTAGAAAGGCGCTTTAGGGGCGGCAATCATCAAAGGAAAAGTCATGGCTGCTGGCAACACAAATGAACCGCTGTTGCCTGTGGAGGCCACAGTTGGGTCAGTTACTGTGCTGGAATTGGACAATTCCACCGCAGCAACGCCAGAACCAGTGTTCAGCAATGAAACATAGTTGGTTTGGTCGTTTGTGGTGGCTTCAATCAACAGCGCGGCACTAGCTGATGTTGTCAAATTTAAGGCGTATGTGCGACCGCTTGGGCGCATTACAGAAGTGTTGACCATGTTTAGTCCCTCAGTAGTTTGATGAATTATAGGCTTACAAATAGAAAAAGCCACCCCTTTTGAGGATGGCTTTCTCACTTATTCCATGCGGTTTATGGCAGGAATGACAGGTCGTAACCGTAGATGAAAACATCAGCAGTAGCAGCCGCGCCTTGTGCGGTTGTGTTGCGAATGTAAAGGGGTGTTCCAGTTACTGCATCGGTAGATGTAGCAGCAGTCACGACCACTTTAGCTGCGGTGGTGTTACCAGTTAAGGCGTAGGCGGTTTTAATCGCTGTGCCAGTAGCACCAGCGCCTGTGTACACAGCCAATTGCGCTGTGGTCAGGTCAACAGATGCGTTGGTAACAATGATGCTCTGAACAGAAACGCGACCACTAGATAAAACAGTGGCAACAGTATCTGCGACAGAGTTCAAGTTTACGCCTTCAGCAGACGCAATCAAACGCAGGGCTTGGTTGGTTGCTAGGTTGGTTGGGTGGTTTGTGTTGGTTGTTGCTGGTCCGGGATTTGCCATGATATGTTTTCCTTAAATTGTTTGATGAAACGGGGGTGTTTTAAGCCCCCATTAACCTTTAGGCTGCAACGCGGCAGGCAAGTTCTGGGTACAGCGGGGCCCAGCCATACAGCACATCAACGCGAGTCGGAATTGAATCGTTGTTGATAGTGTATTGACGAACCACACGCATTGACAGACCCAATTCCTTATCGCTTGCGCGACCAGCAAAGTGAACGCCATCAGGCAATTCCAAATCAGCACAGGCCAAAGTGAAAGCATTTTTGTGCATCACGATATTTTGTGGAGACACAGTGCCAGTGTTGTTGAATGGAGTCACAACAGCAGATGCGCTGGTGGAAGCCAAGCTAACGTTTTGGAACTGACCACCAGTGATGATGGCAGGGCTTACGGTCACAGAAGTTGTGCCAGAAGTTGCCACGGTTACAGGGGCGGTCACCACAAAGTTACGCAGGCGGTTGCTGCCGTAGGCTTGACGGTTTTGTGGGTTGACAGCGAAAACGCCAGCAATCGTAATCACATCACCTTGTTTCAAGCCAGCAGTAGCTGTGGCAGCGGTCAGTGCAATGGTGGAAGTTGATGCCCAGCCAGTGGAAATGAATCCAGTTGCTGTGGTGGTGGCACATGACAGGGTAGCGGTTGCATATGAACCGAATGTCTGTGCCACAACGTTTTGATCCATCTTCCAGTTCATGCCTGCTGAGTCACGGCCCATCATGCCTTTGGTGTACTGGCTAGAAATTTTGTCTGAGGGAACAAACAAACCTTTCAAGCTGTCAACAATGGTTGCGCCTGTGAACGGTTCAACGATACAAGAACGGCGACCGTCACGGGGTGCGCCCTCGCTGTCCAGATAAGCACCAGCAGTCAGGTAAGTGATCAAACCTGTGGGTGGTGTGCCAGCAGTACCGACAATGTTGGCGGTGTTGTTTTTAGCCATTGTCAGACCGTCAAAGTCGATCTTGTTGGCAATAGCTGCAACAGCAGGCTTCAATACACGGTCACTGAACATATCCAAGGACAAAGCCAAATCTTGGCTGGTGAACTGGGTATCAACGTGGAACTGTGTGGACAAGGTGACAGGCACTGATGTTTCGTTGAAGTCTTCAACGTTCAACGCAGGGCCAGTTGTGCCGATGAAACGACCGGGTTTGCGGACGTTCAAAGTTGCACCGATCTTTGCGCCAGTAACGGCAAATTGATCGTCATAGTTTCTTTCGACTTCGCTAGAAAAAGTCAATTCGTTTTCTAAGACCATCAACGCTTCGTTGGTGATCATGCTGATGGTAAGCAGATTGTTGCTCATTTTGTTTCCTTAAAAGAATGGGTTTAGCGAATCTTTCCAGCCAATCGTGCTGCTCTCCATGCCTGATATGAACCATGAAATTGACCATCGCTGGTTAGGTTTACATCACGCCCGTTAGCTGCTGATCTGATTGGATTGATCGGCGCGGGTGCTTTACTTTTCCCAACAACAGGCTTTGCGTCAGTCTTTTCGTACTGCGCTTCCAACCTCCCAATTGCTCTCAAGGCGGCGGTCAAGGTCATGCCTTGCAGTTTTACAGCAAAGTCAGGATTTTCAGCAAGGTGATACAAGATGCGTGGGCCAACATCTGATTCAAAGATTGCGTCCCGCACTTCGTTACTTACCGTAACGTCTGTGGAATTAACCATGTCATCAAAGTCTGGCATTTCAGCTTTGGCTGCCTTTACCCGTTGACCCCATGCGTCTATCAGCTTGGCGTGTTCGGCGGCGGCTTTGGCCTGTGCATCTTTTTGCTTTTCTTCCTGCAATCGCTGCTCTACACGATAGTCTGTCAACGCCTTGGCGTATTCATACATATCGCTGAACTGCTCTGGCAACGGTTCTGTTTCGGCTACTGGTTCAGCTTTGGGCTGAAACTTGGCCTCCAAGTCCCTAACCTTTGCTTCCAAATTTTCCCTAGCTTCACGTTCCCTACGGGCTTCTTCCCGTGCTGCTTCGCGTTGCTTGGTTATCTCTGAAAACCGTCTTTCCAGCTTAGGATTTTGTTTTCGATCCTCTGTTGCTGTCGCTTCATTTTCTGCCTCAGTTGGTTCACTCTGTCCTTGATCAACCTCTTGCGGCTCTGCCTGTTTGGCAGCCTCGCTTGGCGTTGGATCAGCTAAACCCATTCTCTTGGCGTTAAATTCAGCTAAATTTTCACTTGTCACCACATTGGCGGCAAGTCGTTCTGCTACTTCTGACATTGAGTTTCCTCAAAGAATTCACCCAGTTGACCCAACTGGTAAGGTTTTGTGGTTTTTACCACGAAATCATTTTAGTGTCAATCATTGCATGGGTTGCTCAAATGATTGTTGCATTGGCGGCTGCATTGGTTCTTGCGGCTGCATTTGTTGTTGCATTTGTTGTGGGTTGATGAATGGGTTTGCCTCGTGCGAAATGTCTTGCGCGGCAGCCATTGCAAACTGTTGCTGTTCAGCGTTCAGGCGGTCAATCTCCATCATCAACTGATCGGCTGGCATTCTTGCAATAAGCATTTTGACCAACGCATCGATTTCAGTCTTGTTTTGGCTGGTAATGGCATTGAGATTGGTTTGATTGACCTTGGCTTCGTTGATGGTTTCTGTGTTGTGCGCCCGTGCGGTAACGTCCATAAGTTTGCGTCTAGTAGCGCCCTCCTCGCGGATTTGGGCAACCTGACCACGGTTGTTAATCTCTAACATCGCGGCCTGCAATTGCTGCTGCATCTCTTGCAGTTGTTGCTGAGATTGCGCCAGACGCATCTGAATTTCAGGCGGTATATCTGACTTCTCATCAATATTAGCCATTGGGTTCATGGCGGCAAGGCGGTCAGCAATAACGTCCGCACCGGGGAAGTCCATGTTCCTAAACACCAAGTCACCCGCAATATTGAACAACTGTTCATTGCCTGTCAACAAAGGCATCATGGCCTCGACTGCTTGCTGGCGCTTGGATTGGAAGCCCGGCCCTGTGTCCATCACCACATCATATTCACCCACAGTCACATCATTCAAAACCTCATTAACTTCGTTCTTTTCATTAATGGTGGTCATGTCTGGCTGACCGTCTGAACCAATGATCCGCATCACTCGCTGGGTGTCATAAATCTTGGGTATCAAGTCCAACAGGATTTTGCCTGTATGCCTGATTGATCGGGTCATGTTGTCATAAAAGTGGAAATTGCTTAAATCAGTCTGGTTTTGCTGACCTTGTAGGGCTTTCCCTGATATGTTGCCACTTGGTAACTGGTTGGGATCAAGTATGCCCAGCACCATCTGCAAGTCAGCGGAAATAGCGCCAGCGGCTTCCATAATGCCAGCAGGCGGTGGTTCTGGTTGCAAACGGGTTGGCACTGGGGCTGGTACGCCCTCAATGTCTTTCTGCTTGTACCGCAGGACAGGGCTAGATTTGATGTTAGCCAGCGCCCATTCGTTTTCGTGACCCTCGTCTTGACCCTCTGCCAAAAGCCATTTGGCCTTTGGTGCAAGGGCAACCGATTCGGTCATGGACGTGCGCCAGAAGTTATACATACGCTGTGGGTCTTTGGCAAACCGCACCAACCCGTACTTCTTGCGCTTATCGTCAACGATAACCTGTGCGCCATAGCAAGGCACAACAGGGATGTATTTGCCAGCCCATGTCTTTTCTTCCAAGATTTCTAAGGCGGTCATCTTGACCCACTTCACCGCCTTGCGGAAGCTGTCGCGTTCATCAACCACGGTCAAGCCAGCGGCTTCAACCCGTTCAAAGAATCGGTCAGAGTCAGCAAATTGGCGTGTGCCATCACTCAGCAAATACAACTTGGCACGTTCGCGTTCAATATAAAAGAATTCAGCAATGCGGATGTCTTCTTTGGTAATCCAGCTTGCAGTATCGTCACCCGTAGAACGCTGGGTAAAGTTAGCCCCATCATCAGCGCCGGGGTAGTAATCCTTGAAAACCTTTTTATCCAGAACCGTGGTAATCAGGCAACGTTCAGCGTCTGACCCATCAGGCAGGATTGAATTGGGGTCAAAGTACACGGTGAACGGGTTGTCAATCGTGTCGATGTAGATTTCTTGGTCAAATGAATCTTCGCTGACATAGCGTGTATTGATGCGCCAATAGCCCCAACCCATCCGCACAGCGTAATCAAAGGCGGTATCGTAAGCAGTATCAGCGTTTGAATTGACTTCAATATGGCGTGTCATGCCCTCAATGACTTGGGCAATCTTGTAATCAGCCAAGTTATTCACAGGATGCACTTTAATGCGTGGGCGCTGCATCCGCTGTTGGTTGGTTACCTGTCGCACATAGGCATCAATCTTGTTGATGGTCAGGCATGGTCGTGCTTCCACGTTTCTGCTGTTTTGAATCTCAACAGGCCATTGGTCGCCAGCAGCAAACTTAATGTCTTGCAATGCTTCGGCACGGTTGGTTGAATCTGCGTCATTGACCAACCGCCAAAACTCTATGGCTTTGTTAATTCTGTTGTCTTTGCCTGCTGCGTCTTGGTATGCCATATTTGCCCCTTTTGGGAATTATCCCATCCAACCGCCAGCCATTGCAACCTGTGCCTTTGGCTTGCGCTTTGGTGTGTCTTGAATCATCAGGGCAATGTAGCGAAATGCGTCTGCCCCGTGCGAATAATGGTCGTGCAATGGGTTGCGGCTGAATTGCCCTGTGTCTGGATCAACTTCATATCGGTAGTGGCGCAAACAGTTAATGCCCTCTGCTGCGTGTTCACGGTCGAACCAACAGCTTGGGAATATTGTTCTGGCTGCGTTAATTGAATCCAAAATTGGCACTTTAGGCAGAATCCGCGTCTTATAGCCTGCCGCCCTCACAATGTCATCAATAGAACGCCCAGCCGCTGCCAGTGTCTGGTTCTCAGCGTCATGGGGTAACCAAACAGTGTCGTATACATAACCAAAGGTCTGCATAGTTGCTAAGTAATGCGTCATAGTTTTCTGGCTGTCTTCAATGTACCGAATCAGGCGTGTTTCCATGCCCACAAACTGCAAGAACCAGATTGATGTGCTATCAGACCAGCCAAGGTCAAATATTGCGTGGACGGGTTTTGTTGCGTCATAAGGCACACGGGTTAGCCTGCCCTCAATTTCTGCTTGCTGTAGTTCCTTGGCAAAGATAGCCCCATCGACTGATTGGCGGCATAAGCCCTCCCAGACTTGGTTATAGGCTTCTTGGTCGCGGTGCTTTAGCGCATCCTTTTCCAACCGCAGGGTTTCAGGAAACCAAGGGTTGTCTGACCAGTTGATCTTGATCTGGATGCAGTTATCAGGCGGGTTCACCACAAAGCGCTGGTAGGTTTCATCTGTTTCTAGTTCAGGATTAAACGAAATCCATATCTCGCTGCCCTGCTTTCGGATGGTAGGGATTAGCACGTTCCAGCTTAATCGGCTGGTTGTCTGGGCTTCTTCCACCCAACAAATGTCCACACCCTCATAAGATTTGATGTTGGCAATGTTGTTCTTCAGGCCAGCAAACGCAAACTCTGTGCCGTTCTTGCCCCTGATGCTGTTCTGGGTGATTTCATAGAAACCCAACAGGCCAAGGGATTCAATCTGGTCGCACAACAGCTTGTGTACTGAATCCTTGATGCTGGTCTGGAATTCCCGCGCACACAATATGCGTAGTGGGTCTTTAGCGCCTTTGATCAGCAATGCCCTAGCGATGCCCCATGACTTAGCGCCACCCCTGCCGCCATAGGCCACCTTGTAGCGTGATGGCTTGAACAAGCCTTGCAGCTTAATTGGGAATTCAGCATTGGCAATAACGCGGTCAACATCACTCATTTGGCTTTACAAAAGTAACTTGAATGCCTGTTAATTCTTTGCCATCAGCGCCCGTCATTTCATTACGCACGGTTTCAGACCACCGCATTTGGCTTTTTGTCCACCAAATCAGGCTGGTTGTGTCGCCGCCCACCGCCTTGCTGTACAGGGTTTTAGCAATCTGCCCGTTGGCTTTTGCCTTGCCCATGTCCAGTTCGTGGCGGTAATACTTCCGCAAAGTCTTGTCATCTATGCCCACCAACACCGCTATGGATTCATGCGGCAAGCCTAACCCACTGCTGGATTCAACCAGTTTGCGGGATTCTGCCGTAGGTTCGTGCGGCTCTTGTGGAATTAGTGGCATCTTTTATAAAGGGGAACTGGTTATTATTTAAACAGTTTCGGTTACTTCTGTCAACAGTACAGCTTTCTTGCCTGTAAAGTCTTCCCACCGCTTTACTATTACATCGCAATACTTGGGGTCTAACTCCATCAGTCTGGCATGGCGGTTTTGCTTTTCACACGCAATCAATGTGCTACCGCTACCCCCAAAATAATCCAACACAATGTTGTTTACCTTGGTGCTGTTTTTGATTGCACGTTCACTTAACGCTGTTGGCTTTTGTGTAGGGTGGACATATTTGGTGTCTTTGGCAATGTTCCACAAATCAGATTCGTTTTTAATGCTTGGGTCAATTAGGCCATCAAACATAATGAATTCATGCTGATGCCTGTACCCACGGCCTAAACCAAACACATTTTTTGCCCAAACAATGCAGGCTTTTGGCTTTAATGCTGTTTGCAAAATGCCATAAAACGCCCAATTGCAGCAAATGTAATAGCTGTTCGGTCTAAATGCCTCAAAGGTTTGCAGCCAATCTTTTATAAATTCTGCAAATTGATCTTCTGGCAAATCGTCATTTTTAATTACATCAAACTTGCCGCTTCTACCGTTAAATGCAACGTTGTAAGGCGGGTCAGTA